AAGGCTTTGAAGACGCGCTTTCCGAACTCGTCAAATTGCTTGCCGAGTTTGGTGATGTCGCGTTGCGCTGCCTTCGATCCCTTGTCGGAATACTGAGTGATAATCCGCGCAATTACTGAGCCAACGGCCACTCTTATCTCCCTGCCTGATCAAGACGCTTCTGCAACATCTGATTTGCTTCGCGTTGTGCTTTGACTACTGCATCGACAACCTTCTCGCGGTCGCGATCGACAATGCGCCAAACAAGGCGCGATGCTCGTCCCCATTGTTGAAGGTTTCGCACGAATTGTTGACCGCGAATACCCTTGCCACGCGAGCGTCGTCCGGCGACTTCAAAGATGACACCGGCGGGACTCTTATTGATGACGGCACCGGCGCTGGTCGTGTAGTCGGGACGAACCTTGCCTTGCGCTCGCGATTTGCGGATTCCTGATTTGATTGTGCCAGGCACCCACGCCGGCCATCCGGCACCACCTCGGGTTGAGGTCTTCGGACGGACAGGCCCGTAAGTTGTGACCCATCCACGCATCGGAGCCGACGATCCCGAAGCGTTTCCAACGAAATCGACGACGCGACGAGAATCACGCTCGATCTCTCCTATTGAATCATTGATGACTTCGTTGAAACGGCGGAGAGCGCCTTTGTCGTATTCCTTCAGCGCCTTGATAGTTTTCTCAAGACCGACGATGACGACGCCATCACTTGTTTCCGCCATTTCTCCTCTTCTCGCGTTCTTTCAGGTAGGCGAGAATCGCCTCCAGAATGCCCGGTGGCGCATCGATGAGCGCAATCGGGCTGATTCCCAACTCCACAGAGAGTTGTGCGACCGTATAGGTCAGAGACTCTCTGTGGATTCGGAAGAAGGGTCGGCCACCAACTCGACGGTCTTGATTGAATCAAGGAACTCCGGGCCGAATGGCTTGACGATGTGTCCGTTTGACTTGAGAGCTTCCCATCCGAGCCAGTAGATGTGTTCCAATCTCTGATCTTCGGCAAGTAACTTCGCAAGTCCTTTGTTGAACTTCTGCTCAAAGGCAACGATGATGCGAGGTGAGAGAGGATAAGTTCTCTCGACATCGCCTTCATTGAGGACGACTTTGATTGCGAGTCCGTTCATGTTTCCCCCTTATTAGGTTGTTGATTTGGTGATAACTCCCGAGATCGGGAAAGTCACAGGAACCGTTGCCAGACTGCCGATGGAACCCGAGATGGGTCGCCATTCAGAAATCAAGGCTTGGAAACTGTAAGCAGGATTCGTCGGAGATGTCGCAGCATTGACCGGCTTCACGATGCACGCAGTTCGCGTGCCGAGAAGCGGATAAATCGTTGCTTCGACAGAACCCGATGCGAAGTCCTGATGAAACTCGAAAGTCACCTGATTGTCGGCAAGACCGGCAATCCTTGTTCGAGCGGTGTTTCCGAGCGTTGTTGTGTCAATGATTTCGTAGCTCGTCTCCAAGGAGACGGCAGCGACATGATCCGACAAGTCCGTTCCATCAACTGACACGAAGCAGTTAGTCAGAACGAGTCTTGGCATTTATCAAACCGCCTTTGTGATTGCTCCTGAAATCGGCCAAGTCACCGAAGCGGTGGCTAGTTCTCCGACGGTGCCTGATAGCGGTGTCCACTCTGAGACAAGCGCGGTGCAGGTGTAGGACGGATTCGTAGCACTTACTGCTGACGATGTTGGCTTGACGACGATGGTTGTGGTTGTTCCGACGAGCGGATAGATGGTCGCCTCGACTGCGCCAGAAGCGAAGTCTTGGTGAAACTCAAGAGTTACTGAGTTGTCTTGGAGTCCGGCAACGCGTGTGCGGGCGCCGGAGGTGGAGAACCCTGTGGTGTCTACGACCTCACGGGTTGAGTTGAGGGTGACGCTTGCGATGTATTGGCTCAAGTCAATCGAGTTGACTGTCACCGAAGCATCGGTAAGGACAATGCGTGCCATTACTTGATGACTCCTTCTTGTGTGGGTTTGACGGTTGTTGCTTTTGCTTGAATGTGACCGGCAGAGATGAGGGCATCAATGTTGGCACCTGCTCCAAGCAAATCCTTTGTGGTAAGAATCTCGCCGTTCTTCTTTCCGCAAACGGTTAGAGGCGAGATGATGATGTAGTCCATAAGTTATCCCCAGATCGAGATTCGGTATCGGTAAGAGAGCAAGAGGATTCCTGCCGCCTCATAAGTTCCTGCTTCGGCGCTCAAGACGCGAAGAGTGCTACACGCGCCACCGAGAGTCTTGTCTGCTTCGATGACTGCCTTGATGGAGCTATTTCCAGAGCCGGCAAGATAGGCATCGAGTTTGTCTTGACCGGATCGAAGGTCGAAACGCTGGACGAGGACATAGACCTCGACCGTTGCCAAATCAAGACCGCGAGCATTGTCCACATCGAAGTTCAGATCAAGTTGCCCGACGACGGCTGCCGGCGGTTGCGGATTCTCTGGAATGGTGTCGTGGACGCGAAGACCTGTGATGGTGGCAAGTCGAGTCTTCAGACCATCACGAACCTGTGATGGGATCATCGGGCGACCGTCACATTGCGCATCGGTCGCAGTAGCGCCTCGACATCGGCATCGAGTCGGCTCAGAAGTCTGACGGTGCCGATGTCCGGGCTTCCTGCGATTCCGAAGGGTGACTGTCGGCGATTGAAGATGCGAGAGGCTTGGATGATGCAGGCGGAGTTGACCTCGGGCGGAACCGAGTTCCAACCGAAGACGCCGGTCATCTTGACTGATTGTGGAAGGTTTGCCGGGAAGATGTAGGAGCCAATCGCCAGGATGCGATTATATGGCCATCCTCGGCGTGGATTATTGACCGGCTCTAGCATCCAATCGGTCGAATCCCAAACGGTGTCCCAAGTTTGATTGAAGTTGTCGTCCGTTGCCAGCGCCGTGATGGATATGAAGTCGTCTGTGTAGAGCGTCCATATATCGTTCGGCGTGTAATAGCGCACCACCGGAGATTGCGTCGTTCCGTCTTTCCAGAAGAATCGGTTGGTGTAGTCATCAATCATTCGACTGGTCGAGTTGATAGCCGCCTCAAGAGCAGCGTCATCCACCGCGTCGGTGATTGCGAGCGCTGCCTTCAGCTCGTTGAGTGTGCAATAGCCGTTTGTTATTGGCACGCTGAGTCCTTTTCTTCGGTGGTTCTAGGTGGGCGCGTTCTAGGTCAGGATCGACCGAAGCCGTCTCCTGACGGCGCAACAAGCGCTTCAGTCTTTCCATGCCAGATGATGCTCCTCTCGGAGCCAATAATTCTTGTAATGAGGCAGATTCACGCCGGTGTGGACATGAATCGGAAATCCAAGTTGTCGGATACGACGCGAGAAGAGCAAGTCCTCGCTAATCCATTTGCCGTCGATTGGGCCGTCCCAGAACCAGCACCAGTCCGGGCCTTGATTCGGGTCGGCAACCTCACGGAACTTCTCAAGGACGCTTCGATGAATCAACATGCACCCGGTTCCGCAGGCGTCAATTTCGAAGACGGAGTTGCGGTCGTATTTGTAAAGAGGCAAGAAGCCTTCCGGCGCATCTTGGAAGATAGCAGGAACAGGTTTGTAGTAAGTATCAGATGGCGAGCCAAAGGCTGCGAAGACGAGGCCGGAGACAACCGGGCGCTCTGTCTCGTGCGCCGTAGCGCAGAGAAGATCGAAATTCGCAATCGTGAGAATCTCATCGGCGTCCATAATCAAGAGCCAATCGGAATCGGTCGAATCAAGGAAGTGCTTGATGACTTGATTGCGCAACTTGCTCAAAAGCCCGGAACCTTTGACTCTGACAAATGGCCCTAGTTTGTCCGAGCGGGCGCGAGCGAGTTGAATCATCTGATACGCGAACTCGCCGTTGACGGTGCCTGGGTCGCAGATACCGAATGAGACTTTGTGACTTGTTTTCATAGTTCCCCCGAACCTTAGAGTGTGTGGCCGACGATGTCGGGGGAGGCCATCGCCGGCCACACAAGTTTTGCCTTCTAGGACTAGAAGGTTGGAGCGGTCAAGCCGGTGCCTGAGATGATCGAGGCTGCCTTCGCATAACGCTCTGCGGTGAACGCAGCGTATCCGTAGACGACGGTCTTGATGGTGAGGTTGCCAGGCGCGGTCGCATCGAAGCGAAGCGAGAATGGCGAACCTGGTTGCTCCCAGAGGTGCATCTCACGAGCATCGACGAGATAAATCTCATCCTGGTTCGTGCCTGCGCCGTAGGTTGTGCCGACATTGGCATCGGTGATGATCGGAAGACCGAACAACTGATAGCCGCTGTTTGCATAACCTGCAACGCCTGCGCCTGTTGAGACTGCGTTCTGTGGGCCACCTGCGGTCGGAACGACGAGTGGTCGGTTCTGACCATCGACACCTGCAAGGAGGAATGCGAGGCGTCGTGGGTGCATAATCCAGTGAGTCGGATCAGTGAACACATTCGACTGAACTTGCTGCAAAGCGTCTGCGAGCTTTGGATAAAGCAGTGCGACGGTTGGAGCAGTTGAGGTGAAGCTGATTGCGTTTCCACCAGATGCGCGGATTCCCTTGAACTGGCCATTGTTGCCTGTTCCGTTGAGAACCTGTGCATCGAGGGTGGTGTGCCATGAACGAACGAGGTCTGCGACAACGAACTGATCGATGCCGGTTCCACGCTCGATTGCTTGGCGGGAGAGGTCTTGCTGACCTGCGATGGTGCGGACATTGACAGTCAAGAGAGTGTCGTCTGCATCAGTCTCAGAGACGGCAGTGTTCTGTGTCTCTTGAATCGCGGTTGATGTTCCTGTCGTCATGCGAGAAATGTTCAGAGTCATTCCTGCTGGTGGCAAGGTCATCTTGTTGGTCGCGAAGTCGGCGGTCGGCCTTCCAGCGCGGGCCAATGGAGCCGCTAGGTCGATGAGATACTGAGGAACAACGAGGCCTTCGAAGTTGCCAGTGTCAACATCGCGACGCTCCATTGTCTCTTCCTTCATGTGGCGAGCAAGACGCTCAGATGCGGCAAAGTCGCCACGAACCTGTGCGTTGAAAGCATCGCGAACGAAGGATGCGCCACTGTCAGGGCGATAGGTGCGCTCTTCGCGAGTTACTGCGACGGACGCCTTTGGCATTGCTACCTCTGCGAGTGCAGAGCGAGCCTCGGAAGCCTTAGCATCGGCATCTGCCTGTGCCTTGAACTTCTCGATCTTCTCATCAAGCGAGCGTGATTCTTCAACCAGAGCATCAACCTTTGCGGTTTCCTCTGCGGTGAGATCGGTGCGATTCTCATCTGCAACTGCATTGAGAACTGCGTCAATCTCTGCCTTGACTGCATCACGGCGCTCGATCACTTTGTCTAGGTAAGACATGTGTTTTGAACTCCTTGTGAGTTTGAGTGTTTCAGGTGGTGGTGCTTGCTCGCGGCGCTTTGAGGGTGCGAGGTCACACTCCGGCTTGTTCCGTTGGTATCTGACCGACGGAAATCTAGTTATTGTGAGCGATAGCCTTTGCGAGACGGAGGGAAATCTTCCGGCTCTGCTCTTCGCTTGGTGCTGGTAGCGGATCGATTGCTCGAAGTTCGGATGACTTGTGTCCGACGAGCGTCTCAGTCGGCTCGTAGCCGTCGCGGACTTCGCGATAGACGCGAATCAAGATGGCAGGATCGCCTTCTTCGGCAGTCACAGAGAAATCTGTGTCCGGGATACCGAGGACGCCTTCACGCATGACATGCTCAATGCGTCCCCGTGCGGTTCCACCGGATGAATCCCATTCTACGAAGTCGCCGACGACATCGACGGCGCGGACGGAATCTTCTTCTTCATCTTCATCGTAGCCACCCTCTTCGATATTGAGAAGGGTTGCCATCATTTCAACGGCTCGCATCACATATTCGTGACCTTCTTGTAGATCGCTGAAGATGGTTTCAAGAACAATAAGTGATTCGCCGGTAACTTCACGGCCTTCCTTGACTGCTTGAACTGCCTTCATAAGAGCCTCGCGTGCTTCAACGGAGGTTGCAGGGTAGGCAGGATAAGTCACGACGGAGACATCACCATCGGCGAGGGAGACTTCGGTCAGGGTGCGCTCGCTTCGATCCTCGTTCCACTTCTGACGGATGACGCGGAAAGCGAAGGACATCTGATCGACATCACCACGCTCGATGAGTTTGTAGAGGTCGCGAGACTCGCTTGTGTCGGCAAGAGTGGCATCGATTCGAAGACCTACTGCATCTTCGGTCAATGTCATCGTGCCGTTCTTGGTGCGAGCTAGTGGCAGACCTTCGTGATTGATGAGCAGGCGCACATCCGGTGTCTCTTGGAGAGTCTTGCGGAAAGCACCCGGCGCGATGTATTCGCGGAAAGGTAGAGGAAGGCTTGGCTCATTGAATACGGCAGCGTAACCGGACAGGCGCATCTCGCCATCTTCGGATCGAGCCTCGACATTCCGGACGGTATATGTCCGGCGTTCGATTTTCTTCATTTTGCTCCTTGAATCGGATTCGGCATCGAGCGCGTCAATCTTGCGTTGCGCCCAGTTTTGCGCCCTGTCACTGAAGTTAGAATCGCCTCCCCAGAGAAGCCAAGCGACAAGACCTTCGCCCGGATATTCAGGATGGGATTCGTCGCGGTTCTTAGGTGCCTGGCCATCAACTTTGTGACGAGCGAACCAGGGCGCCATCTTGCGAACCTTATTCTCGGTGATGCGTCCGGCAGCCATATCGCGAGCCGCTCGAATCGTTGCATCAACGAGTCCATCGCCCCCGAAGCCTTCTTCGTATAACTTCACACCACGCGCCGCGTTATCACGGATGAACTGTGGAACCGTCAAATCAACCTGACGGACTTCACCGCCCGGTTCCATGTCTTCAGAGATGGACACCGCAACCATCTGATCGATGGCGTCTTGCTTGTTCGCGTGGCATCCGATGGTCGTGTAGGAGCCGTCTGATTCTTCCTTGACGGTTGCCCATCCTGCACAGTCGGATTGCTTATCGCTGATGAAGTAGGGCATTACTTGACCTCATAGACACCGGCAGGGTCGCCGGGATCGATGGTCGAGACTGCTTGGAGTTGCGTGCTTGGGACGCCGGTGTGCTTGATGGCGTTCATTCCGAGAGCCTTGAGAACCGCCTCTGGGTCGAAGCCGACCTGAACAAGTTGGGCGATAATCTCGGCGCGTAACTTCATGCCAACTTCAGGCGCATCGGAGGCGTCAATGTTCTGCAAAGGCACGCGGTATTGATCGCCTGCCTCTCCAAGAGGCGCGAGGTCTTCCACAGATCGAACATCGTTGAGTGAGAGGAAGCCTTCGCGCAATCCCTTGGTGTAAGCCTCGAAGCGTTCGAGGGTTGTGCCACGCAAGAGCGCATCAAGATTGAACTTGATAAAGCCATCGGATTCAGGGAGCAAAGGCGAGAGAGCCTGCTCGATTCTTTCAAGAAGTGGACGCAATGAGTGCTGAACGAAGGACAAGTTCTGTGCTTCGACTGAGGCGAAGGACATTGCGCCGGATACTGGATGACCGAGAAGCGAGATTGGAACGCGGAAGAGGCGAGCAATATCCTCCACATTGAAGCGTCGAGATTCGAGCAACTGCGAGTCGGCTGCGTTGAGCTGAAGAGGCTTGAACTCCGCACCGCCAGAGATGATGCCAATCTTGCCGGCACGATACGGCCCGGCGTGGCTGAGATTCCATTGACGGTAGATGTCGTTTGCCTGATCATCTGTCAGTTCGCCCGGGACTTCGATGACTCCGCCGGGATTTGCGGCATTGCCGAAGTAGGAGGCGGCGTAAGTGTCGGCAGCGATAGCGGCACCGACGGTGAGGCGGGCGGCGCTGATCGGGCCGAGGCCGTAGTGCGATCCCGGCAGACGGAACATCGGGATGTGAACCATCTCGTTCTTCGTCAGGATACGCGAG